TCGGGTTTGAAAAGTTAAACTCAAAATAAAACAAAATCAAAAAGAGCGCTTCCTCCAAATTAAATCTGGAAGAAACGCTCCTTTTATTTTTTAGTTTCTTATTGCCAATTTATAAAATCAGATTATTACCCATCATAATCCATTGATTCCTCTGCATTCTATGGCTCTATTACACCATTTTTCACGGCGCATTCATGGCCTCATGATTTTTTAGTACGTTTTTAGTACGCCTAGTTCCTCTAATATATAAGTCAGTTGATGAATAAAGTTTTGTAGCTTCCAAATTGCGAAACTAAAAACAAAAGTATCACCGACTTTCAAGCATTTTTTTGTATTGTGTGTGACTTCTTTCATTGGCTCAGCTCTCATTCTTTTCAAATTCACTCTCTTCAATCCTACTATATCCTTACAAAATTCCCGTGTATCTACCTTATAATAGCATAATGATGTTGCCTTAATTAATTTCCGAATCATTAAATTAAAGCAATATAAAAGAAAGATATGTAGCGATTCAACAACAGCTTCCAACAAATCCTCCACTAATCACTTGCTAACATTCTTAAATATGTTTTCACCTCCACTAAACTTTCTGAATCATATTCCCACAATCGTTTACGAGAAGCTATAGACAATGAGTTTGGAGTATCTTTGAACGAAGCTAACAACACTTGGACTTTTGACTTGCTTATATTTTTAGGAGGATTATCCAACTTCTTGAATTCTTCAATCGCATCATTAACAACAGGCATAATGCAATGATCAGAATTACAAGATATGAATAAGTCTTCCAACGAGCCTTTTTGGCCTCTTTTCGGCATCACAAAGTAACTACTTTTTGTACTTTCATCATTTTCAATCGAAAGTATAGAAGAGGATGATGGAGCAATAAACCCATGATCTTTCAATCCATGACATATCATTTGCTCTGTATTTTCATATGATTCGTCTGCATCTAGGACTATACCCAACTTTTCTAAATTATCAAATGAACCAGTTTTTTTCAATGTATTGAGAGATTCTCGGTACTTATTCTTTCCTCCAATATCTTCTACTCGAATATTATCAATTCCCATGTAGGTAAGCAAACTAATGAAAAATGATTTGTCATCAATACCTTCTACTAGTAATACACTTTCCCCCATGAATTAGCGCACCTCCCAGTCGAGTTGAAGAGCTTTTTCAACCTCATCCGCTAAAAACCTGTATGCCATATTTTTATTGTTATTTTTATTGTTATTTTTATTGTTATTTTTATTCGCAACCCTATACAGAGCAAAATCATTTTTATTTTCTATACTTTCTGTAGCTTCAATGCATTCCTTAGAATGAGTGGTTGCAAATACTTGAACATGAAATTCTTTTGAAATTCGATCAATTATCTCCCATAATGCTTTTAACTTACTATAATGAATCCCATTATCAATTTCGTCAATGAAAACTACGCCTCCCCGCGTAGCATATAGAGCTGCTATGATCCCTAAAAACCGCATAGACCCATCACCAAGATTATTCAATGGAAGCAATTGACTAAAACCTACATCTACATATATTATCTTGTTGCTTCCAATTACCAAATTAGTTACATTGGGCTCAATTATTTTTAGCAGTGAGATTATCTGACTCATTTCTTTCTTTATCTGCACACTAGAAATATGATCTGCTAGACCCGACTCGATAGTCTTTGGCGAGACAAACCTTCCGTAAATATACTCTGAAAAATCGAACTCTTGCTTAAGATTAATGCCATTATTTAATTGAATAACAGCACGAATTGAACCTCTAGTCGTCTTATTACTTGTAATATTTTTATTAACAAAAATATATTCATATCCCTTAATAGTTTTAACCGAATCCGCGGTCGATAAATATGAGTCTTCCTGTAAAAAATTTGAATTTAATTCTTTATTATATGAATCGATCTGGCTCCCAGTAATCATGTTTATTTTTAAATTTCTTTCATTTATTTTTAAATGGTCCTCATAATCTCCACTTATTTCTATGCTGGAATCCGATAAGCAATCATAAAATAAATTTCTTATCATATCTGTGTTTATCTCTTTTATCCCTCGAAATCCCATAATCTTTAGTGGTAATACACCTGCAGACATTCCACTTAAGAGAAATATTGCCTCTAAAACCGTAGTCTTTCCAGAATTATTATTTCCCGTTATTAAGTTAATTCTCCGCAAACCATCCAATTCAATCGATTTTAAGCACTTATAATTCTTAACCGCAACATTTTTGAACATAAAGCCCTCCATGAAATGTATTTCCAACTTATGTTGATTCAGATTAATTCTATCACAATTTTCCAAATTTTATCAACAATGATGATAATAAATTTTAGGAGCATATTTTAATCACTTACCAAAATTGGATCATTCCCATAACTTAACGGATTAAGGCAAGGGAGTAGCCAGATGCGTATCCAGTACTACTCTCTTACTGTCTCAGAAAGAAAAATATGCAACTGATCTACAGCTACTTCCAACATCTCACTTAGTGCTTTCTCTGTTACAAATATCTTCACCACACTCGGAATCATCGAATACGCCTTCCCCAGCACATAATTGTATTTCATCTTCCCAGTTCCGGATCCGTAGATCTGCTCCGCTTCAATCACTAAAGAGAGCAGGATCTTCTTCACCACTTCAACCTGCCCCATGAAGGTAAGTACCAGGAGCACCCCAAGGAAGACTCCTGCAGCAACCACATTCATGGCCACCGCCATCGGAATCACTTCCTGGATCCCCAAAATCAAAACTCCCAGCAGAATAACTACCAGGATCATCATCAAAATCTTAATCGTTCTTTTCATTCTTCTCATCCTCCTTCGCATATCGCGCCATTACCGTCAGCATCAACCATGTTGGTGCCGGCTCTGCTAACTTCTCTTCCTTGCTCCACTTATCCGGATCATTCAAGATCCCACGCTCAGCCAATTCCTTCACTGCCTCACGGCCAAGATCCCTTTGCCACTTCTCTAATCGTCCGTTCATTACAATCCTCCTCACCCTTTCCTTGAATTTCTCAAACTCCAACGGCCGCTTCACAAACCACCGCGGGCATTCCTTCCATCCCACTACCTGCTGATGCGTCCAAATATCCCTCACTGGATCCAGATCGTACTTCAGACAAAGCTCCGCGCATCGATACTCTGCGGAATCAAGTGTCGCTTCAGAAAACTTACCAGTCCAATCCTTATGGCACATCTCAATTCCATAGGTGTAATCGTTCGGGTAAGAGGACAGCCGGTTAATCGCGCGCCTGGTGTATTTCTTCGATCCCACGTGATATGCTATCTCCGTTTCCGGCACGCACACCACTCGTTCTCCATTGATCCCAATGATCTCATGAGCGGATCCAAATCCATCCTTCCCAAGCTTTCGATTCTGAAAGAAATTTCGATTCCCTCGATGCGTTGAGCCGGGGTTAGCGACCCAATGGACCACCAACCCCCTCATGCCTTTTAACCGCCTACCAGGGCGGGAATATCGATTCTGAGTGATGAGCTTAACGCTTGTATCATACTCGGTTTTCATAGTCCTCATCCTCCCTTTTCTTCCCTTGGTACTCATCAATCTCTGATTCCAATATTTGTTTCTGCTTTCGCTTCACCCAAAAGAGGAGCCACCCTAGGTCAGCTCCTCCATCCATTAAATTTTCCACTACAGACTGCCCTTCCCGAAGGAACATCACCGCATAGACTACTGTTGCAAAAAAGATCCCCATTTCCTTCAGGGGCGCTACCCTATAGCTGAGTCCTGCCAGGATCATAATGCACAAGTACGAAAACAATTTGATCTTCGTCTTATCCCAGAGTGTCTTGCTGTAGATCACTCTCTTTTTTACCGCCTCCCGGTACCCTTCGTTCTGCTTGGCCAAAGACCAAAACTTGGTCATGATATCCAGTATCATTGCCACCCCTACCGCAATGATGCTAGTGAAGAAAGCTTGATCCGGAAAGAGCAAGTAGCTTATCGCTGAAAGGACAAACCCAATCGCTGGGTTGGATCCATCAAGCACCTTCGAGAAGTATTCCTGTAATTGTGTCATTCACGCCTCCCCATACATTCGCCTTCTACTCTACAAAGCGTGGAGCAACAAAATCTTGTTTTCTGATCCCGCTCACTCCGGCATTGTACAAAAACTCAAGCTCTTGCTGATCCGTCCAGTCAGGTTGCATCAGATCGATGTCCAAGGATCCATCCGCAATCTTCTTCTGAATGTTCGCGCCATAGAGCGCATCGTCATATCGACGAAAGATAGTTTTGTCCATCTTCTCGACAATCACTAGATTCGCCTGCTCAACCGTCAAGACTTCTACACCGGAAAGAGCGACGTACTTTGCTGCTTTTGTTTCATCAATCACTTCCATCAGGGTAATATCTTCTTGCGTGTTTTGATGGCCAGGATAGAATTTCAAACCCAAATCTTTTTCCCAGTTTTTCCGGGCATCTTCTCCCATAATATTGAGTAATTCACCTGTAAATTTCAAAATCCTCATTTTCCTCTTCTCCTTACTTTTTCAATCCTCCTATCCCTGCAGGAAGGATACTTTGTGAAGCAACACTACTAATAACAACAAGTGTGCCCGGGTTCAATTCGTAATTCTTTTCCGCTTCTGAATCACATGCAAACAATCTTGAGTTTAGCCCTCCAATTCCCGTCGGTTTTGCGCTTGGCGAATTAACGGTTTTAATCTCAGCAAGAGTATCAGGGTTATACTCATAATTTTTATCGTCGTTTGAATTACACCCGAATAATCGAGTCGCTATCCCACCGATATCTCTCGTCCCGGTTGTCCCAACTCCCCGAATGCTCGCCAATGTATCCAGATTCAATTCATAGTTTTTATAATCTGCCCGATTAAAAGCATACAGTCTAGCTCCCATCCCCCCGATCCCTTGCGGAGAATACCCTTGTGCATTTACTGTCTTTATCGCCGTCAATGTATCCGGATTCAACTCATAGTTTTTATCCGTGTCATAATCACACGCGAAAAGTCGTTCTTTTATTCCTCCAATACCACTTGGGAGAACACCTTGTGAACTCACGGTTTTTATTGCCACTATAGTATCGGGATTCAACTCGTAGTTTTGGTTTAGATTGTCATCACAAGCGTAAAGTCGCTCAATGCCATAACTCATGATTTCAACCCATTCAGTACCAACTCGAATTCGCCCCATTCGCTCCGGTACCCATTGAGTACCATCCCACGCTTTTATATTACTTGGAATCACCCACTCAGTTCCCACTCTCGTCTTCAGCTGCGCCAATCCCTCACCTCCTATACACTTGTATCAATCCAAAGATCTCCTTCAGAAGGTGTCACCGGCTCTACAACTGATACCGAAATCTTCTTTCCATCGATCTTGCCCGCATCTCCCGCTTGCTGCGTCCCATCCAATAGCTCACTGATCGACTGCGTATTGGTTGCCACGTCCGTAACTGAACCAAATTGACTCGGATCCAAACCATCCACCAACACAAGAAGCCCAGCCTGACCACATAAAGAATCATCCGCTCTCTCGTCGATGATCTGACTCTGCTCAAGAAAGCTCTTGCCGGCCGTTACATCGATCTTGGCCAAGGAAATCTCATAGATAGATTCAGTCCTGGTCAACGCCGGAATGACTGGGTTTACATCCGGAATCCCCTTCAGGACCTTCACCGTCAGTTCTCTATTCTGAAGATCCCACCTCAAAACAATCCGGTCATACCGGAGATCATTCGGATCCGCTCCATCAATGCTCAGCTGCAGCTTATCCGCATCCACCATGTAGAAGTATCCATTGATCCAGGCCACTCCCGGCTGAATCTCAACTTGCATGGTTCCTGGTACCTCAAGCACCTGGAGGTTTGCCCCCAGGGACTGAACCCCTGTACCAATAATTGAAGCAAAGAATTCAGAGAATGAGGAAGCGGGATAGACCCGGTCCCCGTTCACACTATCAAAAAATCTTGAATGCTCCATCTCTACCTCCTTAGTAATTTGTCATATTGCTTAAACTTGTTCTTCAGGACATCCGACAATAGCGGCTGCCCTTGGCCAAAGGTCAACTCAATCTCATGGCCATCTTCTTCAATCGTTTCTTTCACCTCAACGATCTGCACTGTAACGGCTTCCCCATTCGAAGAATTTACCACAGTCACATCATCCCCCAGGGCATAATCAATCCCATAGGTGAATGGTCCCATTGAATCAAGTGCTACACCGGCAATCGTTTCAATCAAATTCATGGACACGAGTTCCTGGGTCCCAATATCAGAAAGATCCGCAACCTCAGCACTACTCGCATTCACAAAGGTTTCAATTCGAGAGATCCCCGCTGCGGATCCGCCTACTACAATCACAGGACGGGATGTTTCCTCCCCACCTCCACCTACATAGGCAGTCGTCTTTTCCTTTGACGCATCTACTGTGAAGGTCTGCGATTCCAGGTTGTTGTATTCCATTGAAAAAATCACCGGCGAAGCGGATCCAACAGCATGATTCTCACCTGGTACCACATCAAAGATCAGACTTTTGGATTCCAAGTCAAATAGAACCTCAAAGCCCATCTTGGACTGGATCCCGATCTCGCTGATCACACTCAAGAGTTCATCGTACCGGGCATATTTCTTTGCCGGCACGCCCCGATTCTGATCCGCTGCCATTGTGAAATTCGAGAATGCCCTGGCCGGATCCGCCGGTGCAGTCACATTATTTGCCACATAATGCTTGATTGCCGTTTCCGCGGATCCGGATACCACATCATAGGCCTGGGCTTCAGGAGGAATAACCAGCCGGCGATTGAGCAAAAACTCCAGGGTAAACCCTCGAATCTCAAGTTCAGATTTTTCCTCATCCGTTTGCTCAAAGAATCGAATGATCCCGGACTTCCTCGGCTCCTTATCAACCACAAGAAAATAATCCTTGTTCTTGAATAACGATGCATGGCGTGCATGCGGATCCAGTACCAGGGAAAACTCCCCAGCACCGTAGTGCTTCCGGACGTACACCAAACTCTCGAAATCATCAATCTCACAGAGAAGATTAAACTGATCATCAAACAATCGAATCATAAGCCAATGTACCTCCCTGCATATCGAACCTCAACCAGGGTTTCAACCCCCGTCTCTCCCGCCGTGTAATTCAAAGTGTTCTCACCCACATCTAGTGAAAGAAAAACTGATGAAAGATCCAGGTACCCAAAGGCATTGGTCTCTTCGCTGGTGCTTAGGTTCTTCAAAATCACCGTCTTGTTTCCAAAACTCGTATCAATGGAAAGAATCTCATTGGCTGTCAGGGTTCTATTCACCTGGATAAACTCCCCGGTCTCAAGCTTCTCCACCTTCGGATTTGTAGCAGGTCCATAGAAATCAATTCTTACCGGTGCCGGCACGTCTCCGTCATTCACAATCTCAATGGTTTGATTCGAACTCCTCACCGCAAATACAGTTGGCCAAGTGAAAGGAAACTCCACACCGCCTTCCCATTCAGTCATTGATGCGAGTGTTTCCACCACATCTATCAAATACGGATCCGGTGAAAAGAGCTGCACCTGAAACCGCTGATAAGGTCCATCCGCTTCCGGAAGAACTGGCGAACTATCCACAATGCAGCGTGCTTTCTTTTTGAGGCTTCCCATCTGGATCTGCAGATCTCCAAAGGTCTTCAACCCTGGATTGAAAACTTCCATCAATCGCCGGCGATTCTCAAACCTGTCTCCATCCTTTGGAAATGCCCCCTCGATCACAATCACCCTGGGTTCCAATGTGACATGAGAAAAGCTCCGCCCATCCTGATAAGGAGCCTTCCTAGAATAGATGCTTGTTGAAGGAGCAGATATGCCTTCCACTTTCGTCAGGATGAAAGGTCGTCGATCATTAAGCCGAATACTTTTGTCCCGCGCATTGGTAAATATTAATTCTCGATCCATTTCATCCCTCCCTACATGGCCATCTCAAAACTCAGCCTCCGCTGCACGCCCTCATAGGTCCGCCGCTCTGCAGCCGCTCCGGATCCTTTGGACTGAACAGTAACACTATTATTCACGACCTTCGAATCATTGCTTGTCGAGTTATTGGTGATGTTCGTTGTATTCATTGAAGATGCTGCAGCTGTCTTTAAAGAATCTGCTTGTGATTTGGCTGCACTAAGCTGCGCTTGCACATTCCCAATCATCGATGCTATTTTTTCCACTTGGGGTCCAAACCCTGCAACCATTCTTTCCCCAAGGCTCTTGCCGGTTGCCTGGTAGGAATCCCCGTACCCTTTTAAGAGTTCAAGAATGTCCTTTTGATTCTGATCAATGATCAACCTTTCCGCCTCAGCATTGAGAACTGCAGCATCGAGTTTCTTTTGATAGAAAGTATCAAGATCCAGTTGCCGTTGATCCAATGTTTCCTTCGAAGATTCATACAAGGAGTTGATGGATCCAAGCTCTGACTCTTTCGCGAGTTCAAGAAGTTCAGCCTGGGTCTCATAATACTTCTCTGTATCTTCGATCCGCTGATCCAGCACATCACTCCGATGCTCATAGGACTCCTCAACGGTTTCCTTCTCCGCTTCAGCCGCTTCCTTCACAGCCTCCATCTCATCCTTCAGAGATTCCTTCTTATCCTCAATCATTTCCTTGTGCAAGCGCGCCTGTCGTTCAAGCCTCGTCTTCTCAAGCTCCGCCTGAAGGGTTTTCTTGTTTCCTTCGTCAGACTCATACTCAATCAAAAGTTGCAGCTGATCGATCTTCTGGAGTTCTTCCTGATCCTTTGCTGCGCGCTCTTCAGCCTTCACCTGTTCATCCAGCGCATTGATCTGTTCCTGGAGCGCCGCAAGCTTCGCATCTCGAACCGATTCAATGGCCTTGATGCTCGCGTTCTTCCACTTTTCCAACCTGTCCTTCTCTTCGTCAAGCGCTTCAAGAGCCGCTTGGCTTTGGCGCTCCATGCCTTCTTTTCTCGCGCCATACACAGACTTGATTCGGTCTATGCTTTCATCCTTCCATTCCTCAAGATTTTGGATCTCTTTCTCCAAATTCTCTTTTTCAAGATCATAGGCTTCCTGGATCTTTAACTCCAGCGCGTCCACCAATGCCGTCTTCAAATCATCAACGGATTGTGCAAACGAATCAACCAGTTTCGCGGAGGCCGCTTTCACTGCACCATTTCCTGACTGAATCCCTTCAGCCAGTGCAAGGGCCAATGCTTCACCAGCATCGGTATATTCCGGAATCCCTTCATCTTGCAACTCGCCTGCAGCGTCTTTCACCCCTCCGGAAAAATGCTCCTTGATCTTGCCGGCAAGCTCTTTCGCCGCCTCGCCCATTTTGTCCGCATTCTCTACAAAACTCTTTCTAGATTCAGTCAAACTTTCCTTCGCAGCATTGAAATCATTCGTCGCACTTTGTGAGAGTCGTTCCAAACCTTCAGCCATTCCATTCAGCTTGTCTGAGGCAAACTCAAAGGCGCCGCCAATGATCGGTAACTCGGATCCTAATGAAGCAAGGCCTCCAAGGAACTCAGCTATGCCACCATACCAAAAATCAATGAGTTTCATAAACGCCATTTTCAACCCTTGAAATACCACTATAATTCCATTGCCGGCTACAGAAATACCATCGGCGATTGTAGCCCACACCGCATTAGAAAGCGGCGCGAAATGCTCCCAATTTTCCTGAATCTTCTTACCCGCTATCGCCAACCCAACCAAACCTGCGAGCACCAACGATACCGGATTTGCTTGTAACCACTTCAGTGCAACACCCAATCCGCCAACTGCTGCAGTAATTCCAGGGATCGCAATGGTCAGCTGTCCCGCCATCAACAAAATCGGTCCCAAAGATGCCGCGAATATCCCGACACCCACCACAAGCTTTTTCTGCCGATCATCCAGGCTCTTCAGCCATTCTGTTAAATTCCGAACCGGCTTTAGGATATCTGCAATCGTTGGTAGAAGAACCTCGCCAAATTGCGCACCAAGTTCCTTGATGCTCTCCATTTGAATCCGCATCTGATTGGTCGGGCTGTCGATTGTCCTGGCCAAATCGCCCTGGGCTTTCTTCGTCTGATCCATGATTGCCGCGTACCGCGCGAGTACCTTTTGATTCTCTGACAACGCCGTGCCCTGTTCTGCAATTCCATTTTGATAAGCATAGGTCTTAATTGTTGCTTCATCGATCAGGATCCCCAGTTTCTTCAGGCCATCCCCTTCACCGGTAATTCCCGCCTGCAACTTCTCAAAAGCCGATTC